TAGTAATTGGGGATTCTTCAGTAAAAGTCACTAAGGTAACGCCCGGTGTGCCAATAGTAGTGTTATAGGTAAATACTGAAGAGCTTACTTGATATGTTGAATTGTAATCTGCTGTCTTATCAAAGGCAATAATAGTGCCAGGACTAAATATTGGAGTGACATCACCAGACAAATAAATTTGATCGGCTGTGGGAGCTGGCAAACTTGCTGGATGTGTAATTACGGTATACGGTTGACTAAATGTTGGATTGTAGTTCCAATCAGCCCAAATAGGTGTTGGGAAAATCTCGGTAGTATAGCCGCAAGAACGCTGAGCACCGACTGCAGAGCCTGCGTCATACCACAGCTTATCTTTTACGTTATAGATAATTGCATCAGTACATTCTGTAGCGGTGCCGCGAGGATAAAAGAACCAAATCTCATTGTAGCGTGGCACTTTAGTTGCCCATACTTTTTGGCGTTGCGTATAGTTGATATTATCAAACAACCAGTTTACGTTCTTATCATTTGGTACTACTTGAACGCTACCATTGTAAGCATAAAAACGATCAACACCCATCCACCAATACACGCCATCCATTTCTACTATGGCATTAGATGACATGATTGAGATTTGGCTAGAAATAATATCGTAGTTCCAATACTGGCTAGTAGGGGTTGTACTAGAAGCCGAAGAGTTAAACGAAACACGAATTAAAGAATCTGTTGCCCAAAACAAACCAGCGGGGGAGTTAGTACCGCCACGCATTGGCATACCCTTAACGATCTTGGAAGAAGATACGTTAGTCTGGTTAGCTAACGGGCCGTTCCAGTCGTAAAAGTTTTGTTGTGCGTAGGTGCTGCTGACGTTGTTATTGGCAATATATCCATGGGAACCGTACACAAATATAAATGGATACAGAACACAAACACCGCCATCAACACTAATTGGTTGATAGGTTGGAGTAGAGCCCATGCTATCGGACAATCCGGTAAATGTCCAAGTATTGCCTGTAGATGGGGCCACGTTACCAACTAAGACTTGTGATGGCACACCGTTGTCGATATCGATTAAGTTATAACCCGGATGAGCAAACAGTGATAAATTGCCACCCATCGGACTAAATTGAGCATCAAATTGCCAAGTGATACGATAGGGCCCCTCTTGCGGGTCTTCAGTAAATGTTGGTGTGTTGTTCAGCCAAACACTTGTTGGTGTACCACTGATTGTTGTGGTCACTGTTACGGTTGTGTATGGAGATGAGTAAGTTGGGGTACCAGTTGTTACGTAGTTTACAGGAGATGTCTGGCTAAAAATGACATTAGTTCCACTTGGGAATAATGATCTAACATCGCCGGAAATAGTAAACGTGGTGGTTGTTGGTACGGAATGCACAGTAAACTGTACAGTACCAGGTAAAATGTTTGCTGTGAATGGGCCCGCACCAGCGCCATAGTTAATACCGCACGTAAATACATCAAGCTCTTGATACGTGCCAGCAAAAATATAGTTTACGCCGTTGTATGGTTGCGATACCATACCACGATAAATACCAACGTTACTGGTAAACAGAGTGCGATAACCACCCATCTTTTTTGGGTCACCGCGCTGGAAACGGCACCACACACCGTCGGTGTATTGGTCGTTTTGGAATTGAGTACCGTCGCGTTTAATCCCAGCCGGAATTGCTAGGCTGTAAATTGAGGTATATTGCGAGGTATCCTGTTGCTGATTATCAGCTGCCATTTAGAACGTTCCACCACTAATTAATTTGGCATTTAATGTTGCGCTAACGGTAACAACCGGAGATGACAGGTTGGTAGCATTAATGTCCACAATTTCTGTACCATTTGCAGCTAATCCTAAAATGCCTGTGCCAGGTAAATACATGCCTGTTGTATTGTCAGTAAGGAAAGAATATGAAGGAGCACCGGCAACACCATTGATGGCTTTAAATGATGTTGATGATGAAGAGTTTAAAATATATAAAAATTCACCGTCGCTTAATAGCGTGTATGTTTGGCCCGTTGGTAAAGATAACGGAGACTGGCTACTACCTTGGTTTTGGAAGGTAACATTGTAACCAGTTTGATTGGTATTGTTGACCAGAATATATAACTGAGTAATAGCAGGAAGCGTTACCGCCAAAGTTTGTGTGCGGGTTCCAGACTGCGCTACATAAGTTTGAATAATTGGTGCGTTAGACACTAGGTTAAGTGTATTGCCAACAATTGCATCAACGTCATAAGTTGCAGAAGTAAATACCACATTGTTTGGTGTTACCCAACCAACGGTAATAAACGCACCAGAACTATAGTCATAAAAAATAAATCCAGAATCACCTGGGTTTGTAACGATAGTTGATTTGCCGTTAATAAGCTGAGTTGAGCTTGGTGCAAAAGTAAGAGAACCTGTTCCGCTATTTCTAAATCCAATAAACCAACCACGTGACAGTGTGGATACACTAGGTAGATTAAAAGTTCCGACACCAGCTGTCCAGTTATATGTTGCAGCACGGCTTGCATCAGTAATGGTTGGGGCCGCAGAAACATCAATGATGTTTTGAGTTGTGGCCAATTGCCCGCTTACTGTAGTTAATCCAGCGCCAGCCAAAGAAGCCGCATCTGCAGAAGAAGTGCCGGTTCCAAAGGTTACGTTGTGCCACGTACCAGCAACAGTAGAGTTGTCAGCTAAATAGAAATACTTTGATACTCCTGCGGCAACAGTAACCGAATTACCGCCAAGAAAATCAGTTACTACAAAAGAACTAGACCCCAAATTGCGAAACAGAATGTCGGCGCCTACTGTTCCTTGATCGCCTTCAGGAAGAGCAATAGATAACCCGCTAGTACTAGGAGTACAATCAATGATACGAGCTGCGGGTATTTCTGTGCCATTAACTGTACTAGGCCAGCTAATCTGTGTATTTGAACTAAAAGCCAGTGCATAGTATGAAACATCTGTTGGTGTAACAACAGTGCCCGTAAAAGGTGAAGTATAAACTGGGGTTGTCATATATTAGGGTTCCTGAACCGAGGTATTGCGATCCACTCGACGAGAATTATCTTCTTTCTTCAATGCAGCAAGTGCGTCGGTGTAGTATTGTTTCCAAACAGGCAACTTATCTAGTGCCTTTAAATAGCCTTGTGCTTGTAATAAAGCGCCGTAAAGCATTGCTTGAGGAGCAATAGCAGTCCAAAGATTTTGTTGGTTTGATTGATCCAAAGGCTGAATTTCAGCGTAATAGATAATTTCTACGGGATAGCTTTGGTCCGGTACCGGAGCAAAATTCCAGTTATTGTAGTCATAATCTGCATAGTACAATGGCTGACCGGTAGAAGATTCAGACTGGTATTGTGCAATATAATCTTGACTACGCAACAAGACTGGCTGCCCATTAATTTTCATAGAAACTGTTTTACGCCAACGCGTTGGTTTGTTTAAAACTGCAACGTTAGAGGTAAGGTTGGTTTCTACAACAATTAACTGTAAAAATGTTTTTAATTCAGCGGCAATAGATGACTCAGCTAGTGCAATCAGATTGGGAATCTGCGCCACGAAGTCGGCGTCATCACGCTCCATGTAATCAATAATATTCGCTACTAGCGAATCGTAGGTCATTATTACGCTCATCTTGTGTAGTAGCTTATGTTAGGTTGGAAGTAGATTGGGGACTTATCGCGCTCTTCGTTAGAGGCTTGCATGAACAGTTTTTCAGCTTGGGTTTCCAAATACTGAATGCGTGTCATATCAACACCGGGGAGCTGCATAGATAATTTATGAGATAAACTAGCTTGCACAGAAGCAATCCAACGATCAGGTACATAGATTTGATTCGTCAATGAGCCCACATCTTCCATTTGCTTTTCAACAACAAGTTGGAACATCTGATATGGATTATTGGGAACAGGCCACAGATACATTGAAGGCTCGATGGTACGATCATACCAATATTGCAATGAGCGAACCGATGGGAATTGTTTGTTTGGTAAGTTCCAGTAGTCGTCGCGGTTTAGGCGAGCCAATGGAATAACTTGTTGGGATGTTGAGAACACAATCTGGCGAACAGAATAGTGTGACGCTACAGTCTCACGTAGGCGCCAGTAGAGGTGCGGCTCAGTGATAGAAATATTATAATACTGCCACTGATAGTCATTCATAGTGATGGATGGGAACTGTTCTTTTAAGAACCAGTTTACACCATCGTCACTATACTCAAACGCTAAGTTATAGGTCTGAGTTGTATTTGGTGCGTAAGCATTCCAACCGACATAGTACACGCTCTGTGATTGTTGGTATGTTGAACCAAACCAGTTTTCGTAACCCAGTGTAGAAGCAGGGGTAGAAAGTGTTGGGCTTAAATCAAAAGCTGCGGGAGATTCTGGATTGTCCGCTGGAAGATATTCAGACGCTTCAATGTTTTGAATGTATACCCAGTTAGCTTCACGTACGTCAATCGTAGTTTTTGGCAATACTAGCTGTTGTTGCTGTGTTAGAGCACCATACAACTGGTTTTCCAAGAGCCATAAATTAACGCCCAAGTTAGACAGGTTTTGCAGATTGTAAAATAAAGCCTGCTTACCAGCCTGAATGTACTCGGGCGTAATTTCTTCTGCAGTTTTGCCTGCATCACGGAATGCGTAGGAGATTAACTGGTCGACATTAATTGTAGTCTGGCCAGTGGTGTTGCTATAAGCCATGTTACCTTCCGCGGCCAGCGGCTCGCTTAGTTACTTTGTTTGGTAGTTTGTTTGAAGCTGGACCAGCTTTGATAAACTCCTTGGCAACCTTTTTAGGGATGCCAAGGGTTGATTTGCCAGCAGCTGCAGCGTACATAGCGCCTTGTTGAGCTTTTGACTTGATAGGCATATTAGCACTTACCTGCTTTACCGCCACGCTTTTGAGCTACCGGAGCTGGCATAGGAGCTGGTTGTATGCCTTTAGCTTGCTGAGCTTGTTGCAAATCGGCATTAGTTAAGCGAGCGCCTGCTGCAGGCTGCATGCTTTGACCTAAACCAGCTAAGCCCATAGCAGCTTGTTCCATACCACCCATTGGTACGCCAGCGGCTTGTTGCAACTGTTTGGCACGTAAGTATTTAGCTTCGTTTGCGCGAGCAATAGCATTTTGAGCTGGAGTGCCAATAACGTTATCGCGCAAAGAGGCTGCACCACCACGAATAGCGTCTTGCAAACGCTTAAAGTGATTTAAATTTCTGTCCATCAAATCCATGCGTTCCATTGTTGCGCCGCCGTCAGCCATCTTTTTTACTTTACCGCCGGTCTTATACTTGTTAGGACCGCCTTTAGCGCCAGAAGCTGCAGCAGCTTTTTTGTCGCCAGTTGGAGGTACTTTTTTGATTGAGTCTTTGTGACCAGCTGGTTTGTTTTTTTCTTTAGCTACGTCAGAGCCTTTGAATGCTGGCTTTGTGGCTGCTTTAGATGGAGCAGCTGCTTTAGCTGGTTTGATGTCTTTTACTTTTTTGATATTGTCAATATCACCAGAAGATTTTTTGGCTTCGTAAACATTAGTTACGGAACCGCCAGTTTTAAATTTCTTTACAGTACCAGTTTCTTTCTTAGCACGACCGCCCTTACGCAATTTAATTTCGGTTGGTTCTTTGTCATGCTCGGCTTCATCATGCTGCTTGAAAGCCTTTTTGATCATCTTTTTGTCTTGCTCAATGTCAGCCTTGTCAACTTCGCCGCCTTTTTTCATAGCTTTGCCACCGTAGCACATAGCTTTTGGCTTAGCGTGGCCGCCTTCTTTGAAGTGCTGCATTTTAGGTAGTTTTTTGAAATCGTCCATATTAGTTTTCCTTTTGTTTATCAATTACGGCTGTTGCCACTTTTAAAAAATGCTCTAAGCCGTATTGATTTAGAGCGTCGTTCATAGACAATATTATTAGCCTGCAATTGTCTTGAATATAACCTTTGTTAGAATCTATTCTATCTATTGATGGACTAAACGGATTTCTATTAGTTTTTCCGGTGGGTGAAAAATCAAACGGCAAACCACTCAATTCACAAACACCAAATTCCAGTTTTTTTAGTATCCATTCTTTTGTTATGGATATTTCTAATTTTTTAGCTTTTGCTCGACTTTTTGCGCTTCCAAGCAATTGCCCCGCTTTACCAATTTTCGTTTTTCTATACTCTTTTTTCCATGCGCGATGGTATTCCAGATTTCCCATATTTTAACTCCAGTAAGTTTAATTTGGGGAAGCTAGTTTATGTACTGGCATAAACAAGAGCTGCAGGCTCTGTTCACTTCCTATATCTACTAATACGCTAAAAGGGGTTAAATCGCCCTTAAAAATAATTCTCGTTCTTTTTTTCTGCGAGGTAGTAATTCTGGAGGTTTGCTCCAGTTTAGGAAGGCATTTGCTGCGCCGGACATATCATTTTTGTTGATGTGCTGGACTACTTCGGATTTCTTAAAATTTGTTTCGCCAATATTGAAGCACAGGCTGTACAGGGCGTCGTATTGGTTCTGGTTGAGGGGTACCCTAACCGAATCATCTACGGCCTCTTCACACCACTTTAAATCGCGTTTAAACAGCTCTTGTACATCGTAGTCTGTTAGTGTAATGGTCTTTAGGAACTCTTCATCCGCTTTGATAAGGTGGCCAACGCCAATACTCCAAAGTCCCTTGGAGTCCCGGTACGCCTTATTGCGTTTACCTTCAAAGTTAGTAATGAAATTAAATGTTGATTCTGTGATTGCCACAATATCCCGCTCTATTGTTTTAGTTATTTGTAGGTTTTGAATTACCCAAACTAATGTAAACAACCATACTACCAAAAATAGCTTCTTGTTCATTTTTGCTCCTTACTTTGCGTCAGTTTACACTAATACGCAAATTGGGGGTTTTTATTTGCCTAGCGAGTCGTATTGCTGATAGCAGGCGTCAAGGGCTGTGCGCAAGATGTCTGCTCTGGCAGCTTCCC